TTCTTGGAACAGGTACTTGGGATTCCACAAGCACAACTAACTGGTCTGCATCATCAGGTGGGGCTGGTGGTGCGTCTGTTCCTACTGCATCAGACAATGTTTACTTTGATGCAAACTCAAATGTATTAGCTACTGCATTTACAGTAACTATGGCAAATACGCCAAGGGTCTGTAATGACTTTACAGCGTCAGGTCTTGATGGCGCAATGACCCTTGCTGGTACAAGCATTGGCTTGACAGTTAGCGGATCATTGTTTTGGCCTACAACAAACTTTACTCGCACATATTCAGGTACAACCACATTTAACGCTACAACAACAGGCAAAACAGTAACAACTAATGGTGTTTCCCCTGGTGTAACAGTAGTTTTCAATGGCGTTGGAGGAGCTTGGTCGCTGGGTAGTGCGTTGTCTTGTGCAATTCTTACGTTTACAAATGGGACAGTAGACTTAAATGGAAAAACATTAACTGCCTCAATAAGATTTACAACCGCCACGGGCACAAAAAATCTTACATTTAATAATGGAACATTAGTCTGTTCTGCTGCTTCTGCAACTGCATTTCAAAACTCCGTACCGACAGGATTTACCACAACAGCAGGGACAGGGGTAGGAACGATCTCCATGACCTCCGCAACTGCCAAGACGTTTATTGGCGGTGGGTCTACGTTTAATTGCACACTTAACCAAGGTGGTGCTGGTGCTTTGACCATCACAGGCTCAAACACATTTAGCAACATCACCAATACACGCAAGAGTGCTAGTGCAACATCTATTTTATTTACTGCTGGCACAACAAATACTTTTACCGATTGGAACGCTAGTGGAGAATCTACAAGACTTCTAACTATCGGCTCAGTCACTGCTGCAAGCCACACATTGTCCAAGGCAAGCGGCACTGTAAGTTCTGACTTTTTGTCAATCAGTTACTCTACAGCATCTGGCGGTGCAGGATGGTATGCAGGGGCAAACTCCACAGATGGGGGTAATAACTCTGGGTGGATTTTCACTGCACCTCCTGCCCCCCCAGCAACGGCAACAGGCAACTTCTTGATGTTTTTCTAAAAGCACTTACAATTTGATGTATAAAGGAATTAATCATGGCAACCACAGTATCTCTAAAACCTAATGCTGTTGAAATCTCTGGTTCTACATCAGGGACAACCACATTGCAAGCAACTGCGGTGGCTGGTACTACCACTTTAACGCTTCCTGCGGCTACTGACACTTTGGTTGGCAAAGCAACGACTGATACGCTTACCAATAAGACGCTGACAAGTCCAACTATTACGGGTGGCGCACTCAATGGTACTGTGGGTGCAACCACTCCGGCTACGGGTGCGTTTACTACGCTAAGTGCTACGGGCGTTACAACTGTGCAAGCTGGAACAGCAGCAGCCCCTGCCATCACCACAACAGGCGACACCAACACAGGCATCTTCTTCCCTGCGGCTGATACTGTTGCGATTGCTACTAGCGGTGCGGAGGCCGCCCGTATCGACTCTAGCGGTAACTTGCTGGTGGGGGCTACAAGTGGAACTAATCACATAATCTATAAAAATGCTGCTGTTGCTGCAAGGATTATTGCTTTTCAAGGTGAAAACAGTGGCGCATATACATCAGTTGCATGGGCTACGGCAGACAACCAAGGTTGGAACGGCGCAAATACAGTTCAAATAATTGGTAAAAATACTGGAACTGGCCGTTCAATAAATGCCGCAGGAACAATCAACGCATCTGGTGCTGACTATGCAGAATACATGACCAAAGCAGGTAACTTTACTGTTGCCAAAGGTGATGTAGTTGGTATTAATGCACAAGGCAAATTAACCAATGTGTTTGCCAATGCAATATCCTTTGTTGTGAAGTCAAGTGACCCATCTTATGTCGGTGGAGATTCTTGGGGTGTTGGTTTTGAAGATGATGCGGTAGGTTTAGAAGCCGCCCGTCAGCTTGTTGACCGCATTGCTTTTGCTGGTCAAGTACCTGTCAATGTCACAGGCGCAACCGCAGGGCAGTACATCATCCCAGTAAACGACAACGGCGCAATCAAAGGTGAGGCAGTGAGCAATCCAACCTTTGAGCAGTACCAAACTGCTGTGGGTAAAGTTATTGCCATTGAGTCTGATGGCAGAGCAAGAATTATTGTAAAGGTAGCTTAATGACCCCAGAACTACAGAAATATTATGAAAATCGCTTCTCTATGATGGGAAGTGATGGGTGGAAAGACTTGGTGGAGGATATTGACACCATGATTGCATCCCTGAATAATATATCTGTGATTTCTGATGAACAAAGCCTACAATTCAAAAAAGGTGAACTTTCTATACTTACTTGGCTGAAAACCTTGAAAGAGGCAAGCGAGAGAGCATACGAGGAATTGAATGAAAAGAATGTTTGATTTTGCCTGTGCAAACGGGCATAAAACCGAAAGACTGACTGATTATGAGTCGATCAGTTTTAGGTGTGAATGTGGTGAAACAGCCAACCGCATTCTTTCTGCTCCAAACTTCAAACTAGAAGGGTGGTCTGGTTCTTTCCCATCAGAGCATGGAAGGTTCGAGAAAAAACACCTAGATCAGTTGAAGTGGGAGCAAAAGCACAACTCATAAACAGCAATGTCGAGTTGATTCTCCTATAACCGAAACGGCAGGAAAAAGGGATAATATGTTGATTGACCAAGAACCTGAGATGAAGAGTGAGTTAGAAGCTGAAGAATCCAAGCTATCTGACACCATTGCGCCAGCAAGCCCTGGACTCCCTGATAAATACAGGGATAAAAGTCTGGAAGACATTGTTCGGATGCACCAAGAAGCTGAGAAGCTAATTGGCAAGCAAGCGCAAGAAGTGGGAGAGGTAAGGAAACTCGCTGACGAACTCATAAAGCAGAACCTCAGTTCAAAGCAACAGACTATTAAAGAGGAAGAGCCTGAAGTAGATTTCTTTGAGAATCCACAGAAGGCAGTTCAGAAGACTATTGATAATCATCCTGATGTTCTCGCAGCCCGTCAAGCGGGTGTGGATTTCAAAAGGATGCAGATTCAGCAGAAGCTAACGCAAGAGCATCCTGACTACAGTCAGATTGCTCAAGATCAGGACTTTGTGAATTGGGTGAAATCCTCGCCTGTTCGCCTTGGTCTGTATGCAAAAGCAGATGGTGAGTTCGATTACGATAGTGCCAATGAGTTGCTCTCTACCTACAAGCAGTTGCGTGGTGTCAAGTCTAAGCAGACTGAACAAGCGGGTGAAACCGCCAGGAAGCAGAGCATGAAGGCCGCACAAGTGGATGTTGGTGGAACTGGAGAGAGTTCAAAGAGGGTATACAGACGGGCTGACCTGATTCGGCTGAAGATGACAGAACCTGACAGATACGATGCTTTGAGTGGTGAAATCATGCAAGCATACGCAGATGGACGGGTTAAGTAACTTAACTTTCGTTTCTTAGGAGAAACAACATGGCAACAGCATTTTCCCCCAGTAACTCAGTTACTACGACCACAGCAGACAAATTCATCCCTGACATTTGGAGTGATGAGATTATTGCTGCTTACAAGAAAAACTTGGTTCTTGCTAACCTCGTTATGAAGATGAACTTCAAGGGCAAGAAGGGCGATACGATTCATATCCCCGCACCGACCCGTGGTTCAGCATCTGCCAAGGCCGCAGAAACAGCAGTCACTTTGATTGCCGCTACTGAGTCTGAAGTAACTGTGTCTATCAACAAGCATTACGAGTATTCTCGTTTGATTGAAGATATTGTTGAGGCCCAAGCCTTGAACAGCTTGCGTAACTTCTACACCTCTGACGCTGGTTACTCCCTGGCTAAACAAGTTGATACCGACTTGGTTCAGTTGGGTCGCTCTACCAATGGTGGTGCAGGTACTAATGCTTACGCAACTGGTGCGTTCATTGGTGGTGATGGTACGACTGCTTATGTTGCCGCAAGCAATAATGAGTCAGCACTGACCGATGCCGCCATTCGCCGCACTATTCAGCGTTTGGATGACACCGATACCCCTATGGATCAGCGTTTCTTCTTGATTCCTCCATCAAGTCGCAACACCCTGATGGGTTTGGCTCGTTACACTGAACAAGCCTTTGTGGGCGGTACTAACAGTACCATTCGCACTGGTGAGATCGGTAACTTGTATGGCATCCCTGTGTTTGTCTCAAGCAATTGCGACACTGCATCAGGATCTAACGATGCAGTGGTTTTGGTTGAGCAAGTTGCTGTTCGCTCACAAGTTCAGTACAAACAAGAGTATTTGGCTACTCTGTTTACCTCTGATACCTTGTATGGCGTTCAGATTCTGCGTTCAGCCGCAAGCGTAAGTGCAGCCAAATCTGCATCTATGTTTGCTTTGTTGGTTCCCGCCTAATTGCAGTTGCGCCCCCTGCCCTAGTGGTGGGGGGACTTTTTTAACCTAATTAGGAGAAATCAAAATGGCAACCGCTTCAGCAGTAGTTACCCGCCGTGGCAACGACAGTTTTCGGGGTTTGTTCTCTGATACTTGGTCTGTTGTTTGTACTTTGAATGCTGGCTCATTAGTTGATGGTGCTGGTGAAACAGATGATGTAACAGTTCCTGGTGTCGCCTTGGGTGACATGGTTCTTTGTGCATCTTTGGCTGTGGATTTGGTTGGTTTGACTGTCACTGGCTATGTCAGTGCTGCCAACACCGTCAAGTTTCGCATCCAAAACGAATCAGGTTCAACTGCGGACTTGGCATCAGCCACTATGGACATAATTATTGTTCGTATGGTATGAGGATAGGGGGGCTAGTCCCCCCTTTCTTATTTAAGGGTTTCAATGGCTACTTTTCGTTGTCTTCAGTCTGGTAACACAGTGAGTTTTACCTTGCAACATGACATTGACTCAATGAAGGGTCATCAGGGTTATGTTCGTATTGATGAACAAGAAGTGTCTGACAT